AGCCCTATCCCCTCTCTACGTCACTATGGGGATTATGACAAGACAAATGCAAGAGAAAGTTAATTAATCAGCCTCTTCTGGTACTCCTCCGTCAGCTTTCCACTTGAGAAACTCTTGGTAATCGGTGTTTGCTTCGTCTTTTGGAATCATAAGATTATCTTCTTTTCTTAAAACAAAATCTATAGGAGTATTTGATGGGATTTCTGGCCCTGTGTGATTCCCTAATAATTTGTAAGTAAAAGTCATAATTAATTAAAGTTCAGCAAAATAAATTGCGGATTCCATATATATTGGACTACCCGAACTATAAGATGAAGCGATATATGCTTTGAACATATTTTGGCTTACATTGTAAGGAATTGGACTTCCAGTATTATAAGTAATTGTATAAGAGGGAGTTGTTCTCATAGGTACAGGAAAAAAGTCTTGAGCAATTTTATGACCTGTTTCATATTGTAAGGCATAAGGTCCATTACTACCTTGAATTTCGTGTTTATAACAATACCTTTGACATAAAGCAAGCTCCTGAGCAAATGACCTATGCTCAAAATCTGTTGCCACGCTGCCTACTTCTAATTGAAGTCCTGTAAGATACCATTCGTTTGAAGTAGAATCTGCAAAATTTACTTGACCTACTCTGCTAGTTGCATTAGCAGATGTTCCCCATGTTGTTTGTAAAGTTCCACTTGTAAAACTTGTACCAGCCACTAAAGCAAACTTTACGGATAAAGATTTTTCATTATTATTATCAAAAGCACCAGTTGTATCTGCTGGAAAAATTAGTGTATATCTATTCCAGTTTGTATCTGATACAGTATATGTCTTGCAAACCATTCTATTGTTATCATGGTCAAGCAACATTGCAACATAAGTTCCAGTCTTAGTGCTTTTCACATAAAAACTTAAAGCATATTGTTTTGCTGCTGAAGTACCTTTTGCAAAGGCTTGTACATTTTGCCCCTCTAAACTCTGTTGAATTTCTAAAAGTGAACCAGCAGAAAGAGATCCATTGGCTGTTGTAACATCAACTTTATATGAATTTGAAAAACCATCAGGACTATCTGTTGATTGACTAACTGTTACAGTTCCAAAACTACTACCTCCAAGTTTGTATCTATCTGGACCATCAGCATATTGACTTCCTGTTATACCCGAATCGGATGTACCACGTTGAGCCACTTGCATAGCTCCATTGATTATTAAATTACGATTACTTAGGTTATTAGTAATATTGGCAGTACACGTTCCATCAGTATTGTTGACAGTAATAGCAGCAGCACTAGCTCCTACACCTTTTATTGAATTGACTTTAATTTCTGACATAATTTAACCTCCTCTTACGCTAGTTTATCCATATCCCAAACTATAGTCGGTTTGGTCGGCAATGCACTGCTTTCTACTCCAGAATCATCCATAGTTACTCTAAATAGTCTTAATAATTTTCTATAAGAACTGAATGTTTCTAAATTAGTAATAGCGTTCTTTACATCATCTGAATATATCCAATCAGTTTCTTGTAATAATTTATCTATATCAGTTTTTGTAATCATCTTACATCTCCTACTAATAATTCTGTTGGACTAACAGCATTACCAGCAACAATCCCAGAAGTACTTGCTGTAGTTATATTACCATTTAACAAAGGATCAATATAATACTTAGAACCCACAGTTAAACCTGTAAATCCTGACGCAATCCCACCTATAGCAACTTTAGCTGTACCAGAACTTGTTGTTTCTTGAGCAATACCACCATATATAAATGGGACACTATTGACATAACTGTTTACTGTATATGGTGCAGCTTGATATGATCCATCAGCAGCAGTTCTATAAATTATAAATACATTTCCGCTATGATAAAAAATTTCATTGTGAATATTATCTAATAAGATTGGATCTTTAATACCTAATATGTTGTAACTTGCATCTAGTTGTATAGATGATACACCTTTTATTCCACTTGCATTTTCTGTAATTATTCCTATTTCAGTGTTACTTTTTACAGCTATACCTACTACTTTTCCTATAGTTTCAGAAATTGTTGGTGTCTCATATTCTAATGTGTCTATTAGTGCAAAATTGCCTGATTGATCATATGAGAATGTTTGTATTCTCCTGACATTATTTATAGTTCTATAACAATGTAAAAAATGGGTGCTATTTATAAAAGCGTTCATACCTTCTGAACTATATGCACCTGTTCCTGTATTAAGATCAGTGCTACTTGTTTGGTCATGTAATCCCGAAACTTGGGATGCCGTTCCTGTGAAATCAAATACTCTAAATTTGCTTACTTGTTGAGAGTAATTAACATAACCGTCTATTGCTATGGATTTAGTTCCTGATATTAAAGCAGATGTTTGTGCTGCATATATAGTGCCATTACCGTCTTGGTGTAAGGCATGGTCAGAAGCATTAGCAGTGTCTGAATTATTTTCAAATGTATCTATAAGACTTATGCCTGATGTAGTAGGTTTATAATATCGAGTTTTTGTTCTATTTCCAAATGCACTTTTTAGGTTTATTGTAGGTGCGTTCCAGCGGCTACTAAATGTTGCACTATTTTGTGCTATAGAATGTCCACTACCATAATTCCAATTAAGTGTAAGACGAGATCCAAGCATAGTGATATTTCCATTTGACGGATCTACAGTAAACATTTGAATTGCTGTTTTTGTATAATTACTAGAAGATGAACCAGTTGCATATCTTCTACTCCAAACTACTGCAACCCAATAATTTGCATACCACTGTCTAACGTCAGATTGAACTCCACTAGAGGGGTTATTGCTATCAGCAGATAAGGTCTGTGTTGTACTTCCATTTGTGTATGTACCATCAGCATTTATTACTTGACCTTGAATTGTCATAGTGCCTACATTACTTGATATAGAGTTGGTAATTCTCACTCTATATGGTGCTACACCTAAAGATTTTGAATATCGTACATAAGGATCTTGTATGATTGGAGTTGAATAATTTCCACCGCCACTAAGAGCATTTTCTCCAGGAGTAGTTACATCTGCGGGTCTAAGTACATAATTATTATCTGCTACAAAAGTACCAATACTACTCATTGTTGGTAGCTGTTCTAATTGTCCAGATTGATTAATATTAACCGCTTTTGCAGTTGTAGCAGATGCACCAGAAGCTAAAGTTAAATCTTTTGATATTTGTGCAGCACCGCCACCACCTCCACCAATACTGAGATTACCCGATCCATCAGAAACTAATGATCCAACACCATCAGCTACGGGTAGTTTAAATTCTACATTGGCATTTCCTGTTGTTGATGAAGGTGCTTCTAAACTTACTGAACCACCGCCTGATGTTGCATTTAACTTAATTTTTGCTGGAGACATAATTAACTAGGTTTAGGATACTTGTCCTTGATAGCTTTAATTTTAGTTTTCCAACCAGCTACACCACTATGATAAATCGTATCTAGCTGATCTTCAATAGGAGGATACTCTGCTGCTCTCTTGATTTTATACTCCTCTGCTGTTTTCCAAGCTGTAAAAGCTGCGTTTAGCTCATCATCTGTTGGTTGTGAATCTTTATTATTAGAATCCCACTCAATTATTTTATGAGGAACTACACTTTGATCTAATCTATAACGATTAAAATTTTTACCAAGTTGCAGTAAAGCTAAATTTATGTCTGTATCTGAATTAATAGCCATAGTTAATTCTCCTTATATATTTCAATAGTTGTGTAAATTTCTGATCCAAAAGAATGGTTAACACCCATACCATAAGTATTTTCTGTTGTATATCCAGCCATTTGTAATTCAAAAACTTTAGCTCCACTTATAGTCAATCTTGTCGTTAGCGTAAGCAAGAATTGAACAGCCTCACTAGAAGGAGAATAACCAGTATTTCCGAAAGCAACATCAGTACTATCTGTTACATTGTATAATTTGAGTACAGAATTTCCTACTTTATAGGCAGCACTTCTCGCATTAATTAGATAAGTACCAGCTTGTAAAGTAAATTGATTATTACTTATAGACACAATTCCATCAGCATCAGCTATTTCATTATTTAAATCTCTTGTCCTCCAACCTCCAGTGGTGAATGTACCACCAGATGTACCTGAACTTTTTACATCTGCGATTACTGCATAACTAGCAAATAAACCGCCAGCAGATATTCCAGTTCCAGAAATACCGCTATTTGTTATTGATATTCTTTCAACACCACCAGTTGAAAATTTTATCGTGTCTGCTGCATACGATATTCCAGTATTATTGTCCTGCCCACGTTGACTTGGTGCGGAAACACTTCCGTCTACTGTTGCTATTCCCGTTGTTCCGTCAATAATAAAAGCCATAATTAAACGATAGAGACTACTGAACCAGAAGGAATTGTAAGAGTTGCATTTATAGTCAATGGACCAAAAACTCCTGCATTTATATTAGACGTTCCATCACCGATTGTATAGTCATTATCCATTTGATTCTCATTCTCGTGAAACACAGCCTCACCCCCACCACCAGTAGCTCCACCGCCTCCACCGATAGCACCCCAAGTGTTTGTATAGCCTTCAAATTGTCCTAAATCAGAGTTATATCTAAATTGTCCTGCTGCTGCTGCTGGTTGATTAGCCTGACCAGGCTGTTGAGCAGTAGTACCAACAGGAATTTTTAAAAATCCATTGGAGTTCATGCTTACATCACCTGTCATCACAGGACTTGCTGCTACAACATGACCAAAGTTTGCTTCGTTTACTTTTCCCAACACAACATAAGTTGCTGTATCACCCGAAACTGATGTCGCTATTTTTAATTCGTTAGTGGATGTATTTATATGAGGTTGATGTTGAGCTATATTTGCTGCTCCTGATGGATCGCTACTCCCCGCACTTAATGTTCTTAAAGCTGTAAATATTTCATTGATCTTTGCACGAACCGCAGCACCCGTTCCGTTGGCGGTATTATAATTATTACCTGTTTCGCTGGTAGTAGATCCTGGTCTAGCCATTTAAAAAAGTAACATTGAACCTATTCTAACTTGCTTTACCAAATCCGACAGCTTGATAGGTGAAATTTCTATCAACTGAAGCATTTGAAGAGTTTTTAAAGTGAACAGTAAATCCCGTTCCAGAAACATTTGATATTTCAAAAAAGTCTCCAGATTGCATATTCTGTGCGGTAATACCGATTGAAGGCAATGTACTATTTACACCCCCAAGAGAACTTGTCCCAGAAAAGAAAGGATGCTGGAACGTAACTGCTTTTGCAACAGGATTATTATTTGAATCAACACTTCTTAAAGTTGAAGGACTTTGTTCAGTCCTTTGATCCATAGAAGCTGTATAACCTAACTCAAATACTCGAATATCCTGTGCAGGATCATTACTTACTAAATTTACTAAAAATTGAAAACCTCTTCCTTTATAAGTTCCATTTGTAAAAGTTTGAAAACCAGAATAAGTAGGTGATCCACTATTAGGATCATCTTGAGTAACCCGTACCAACATTTCTGCATTCACATCAGTTGCAGTCAAACCATCAAAGTCACCTCTTGCATCTATATCTGGAATTACATCAAATAGATCAGAAGGATAAAACGCTTCTGTTAAAAAATGACGTTTAAGATCAAGACTGAATACATCTCCTAAATCTAAAGTAGTACCCCCTGGCGTACCTCCAAACTCATAACTACCTAATGGAGATATTCCTCCTACGTCATCAATAGACGCAACTAAATCAAAATCACTAACACTATCAAACTGTCCAACACCAGTTAGATTTAAGGAATTTGTTGTTGCATCGAAAGCAACCGCAGTTTTTACTCCTTGAAATTTTGGAACGTCTAAATCTTCTCTTCTCGTTTGGATTATCTTTGAATCTATAGTATCGGGTAAATCTATGATTACACTTGCTTCACCTGTACTAAATCTGCCTCCATCATCTTGAAATTTAAGGATATATTCCCCTTCAAGTAATGCAACATCAACAGTGGTCGAGTTTCCAGCAGCTTTTACTAAATCAACCGCATTAGAAAATGTTCCTGTACCATCAGTTTTTGAAGAGTGCCTTACATAAACTAATCCTCCATGAGTAACATCTAAATCTGTTGATAAATTCCAACGTAATCTTACAGTTGTTTTATTTACTGGTTCTCCTGTAAGCCCAGTAACGTCAGCAGGAACAGCAGTTTTACCAATAGTATTAAAAGTTCTTGTTGCAGCCGTAGCACTAGGTTCTAATGCAGCATTTAAACTACGAACAGATACTTCGTAAGATCCTATTTTTGTATTAAATATCTCAAAGTCAGGACTACTTGTTGTAGCAGAAACAATATTATTATCATCAAATCTATAGTTCACCATGTAATTAGAAACACCTGTTACAGGTTTCCATCTAACAATTAATTTAGATACAGGCTGATTATTAATAAGAACTATAGTTTCATCAGCAGATAATTCATCAGGAGGAGGTTTGAGTAAATTTAAAGTTGATATTTGTTGTGGTGTTATTGCTTCTCCATCTTCAATAAAGGCATATTTTTGATTTACATAAGCTAAAGCAGATATTCCGTAATTAACATTATCTCTTTCTTCAACAGACATTACTCTGAATGGTTGAGCAGAAACAGTGTCATTCTGTAACATCCAAACACTATTAGAGTTTGGTGCTTGGGTTAAGGCACTTTCTAAAGTAATTACTTTTCCTATTATCCCAGTTACATTTTTAGTTTCAACTGTTCCATTTGGCATTATCACACTTAATTTTGGATTATTTTGATCTGACAAATCAGTTGCATCTGAATCATCTACAGTTATTTGTGTTGTTGTAGCACTAGCAATTCTTCCTCCTCTTCTTACACCTGACCTTGCTGGATCGGCAATATTAATAATCGTTCCAGGTCTGACAACTATCCCTGATTCCATTGAAACAGAAAAACTTACCACTTCAGTTTCTCTTTGCTCTGCGAATAAAATTGCTTTTGCAAATCTTCTGGCTTGACCCCTACTTGTGCAACCTAATGCTTTTACTCTTTTAACATGAAGTCCATATTTATTTTTATAAGCTGCTTCCGCTTCAACCTCTTCATAATCTAAATCTCTAGTTTCCATATTGAAGTATGAAACAGCTACAACAGTGCTTCTAGTTTTAAGACTGCTTCCCGTATAACTGAAACCTTCTTGCCCGACATTAGCCAAAGTAAATAAATAACTTGGGTCTTTTGGACTATCTTGAGTAAGAAGTAAAGCTCCTTCAGACCAGATAGGCATACATCTCATTATTCCCGATAAAGTGTTTATGACAGTAAATGCTTCTACACTTGTCTGAATATTTATATTGCAAGCAAATCTGGCCTCCTGTCCTCCAAATCCATCTGATACAAGAGTATTAGAAAACTTACTGGCGGTTACAAATGAAAATAAATCTAAGTTACTATCAATTATATGATTGCCTAATCCATATCTAGTGTTGGTAAGTAAGTCAAGAAGTATCATTGCAGGACACGTTGTCCATTGAGCAGCACCCATCACACCGTTAAAAATATAGCCAGCGGGATAAACTATTCTTCCTGTTTGTAAATCAACAGTTGGAGTGCCAGAATTATTAGCTCCTGCACCTGGGATTCTTACTTTTACTCCTCTTATTCTAAAAGTTCTTCTTGGAATCCTGCTAAAAAACTCTGAATCTAAACGTAATCTTGTATAAGCACTATTTGGATATGTGTTTATATCATCTTCTAATTCTGAATAAGACTGCCAAATTAAATCTCTTTGTATTCTATCTGTGCTATCTTCTGATGTTTTTACCAAACGAACATCTACAGGATGAGCACCAGTGAGGTCAATTCTATATTCTCTGTTATAAGCATCTGCTGTTCTACCTCTAATAGTATCTGAATGAACTGTTGTATAACCACCGCCATTATATTGAAGTTGAATATCAAAATTAATTACAGAACCTACAACATCTCCATCATCTTTAATTTCCTGTAAAAGAGGAACAGTAACAGTAATTTTTACAGCATCTAAAGCACTATTATTTGTAAGTTGTCTGGTTATTGGATTACCATTTTTAACTTCTACTCCAACATTAAAAAGAGAGGCACTCCCAGAAACTTTTGACATTTTTGTTTGGGGGTCTGTGCCAAAACGTATATCGAGGTCTACATCTTGATGATTAAAGTCAACATTTTGTGGATTAGTTGAATCAGCCGTAGAAGCTAAAATAGGAGTATCATCTAAAAAAATATCTTTCTTTGCAGCATTTTTATATGCAGTAGTACCTTTAGTTCTACCTTCTTTAGAGGGACTTGAAAAACCTTCTATTTCACCTTCAGAAATAAGATCAAGTAAAGTTGCAAACTGTTTACTATGTAAGTTATCAGGTGTAATGGTTGGTGGGTCTTGACCTCCACCTTTACCGCCACCGCCAGATCCAGCAATAAACTTGTTATCTTCAATCATACTTGTACCGCTTCTGTATCTATATCACCACTAATAACAACTGAACCTGTAAATATCTCTCCATAAACAATAGGAACTGGAGTACCAGCCCTCGCTGTATTTTGCGTTCCAGAAAAATTAAATGATATTTGTGGGTTATCTTCAAATGTAGGATCTTCAGTAGGATAAAGCATATTACCAACACCTTGAAGTATTAATCCAGCACCAATCGCACTAATACCTGTACCGATAAGAGTTCCTACCCCCGTTCCAGCCAGCCCTGCTGCTCCAGTTGCTCCTATAGCTTGTGTACCAAACAATCCTGCACCTGGGAAAAAGAATGATGCACCTATTAATGCTGCCCCTAGCAAAATAGTATTAAAAGTATCTCCACCAGCACCACTAATAACAGGAATTATATGAATATCTTGTTGACCTATTGGATCGTGGATTTCATTTTCAGTTATTTCATAATTACCTACTTTCACTAAATAATGTTTTGGATTCATATATTTTTCTATTTCTGGAAAATTATTTACTAAAAAACTAATAGCTTGAGGTAAATTATGTACCTGTATTTCAAATTCTTTGTGACCTACAAATGTAGCCAACTCTCCATATAGTTTTAATTTACGCAACATAACGCAACCTCTTGCCTGTGCATTTTAGTAACCAAGGTGAGTATGGTTCTTTACAACTAAGTCTACTAGATAAATGATGTAAGACATCTCCATCTATAAAAATAGCTACATGATTTAGACCAGCATCCATTATTGACATAAATAATAAATCACCATTCTCAAGTTTCTCATTTGGCTCTAACTCTCTAAAACCAGTAGCTTCAGCACATCTTTCAAACATAGGATTTTTAATAAATTCTTCTGGTGTTGTGGGTCGTTGCCAATCTCTAAGGTTAATATTTCTTTCCTCTTTGTACCAATCTCTTACCAATGACCAGCAATCTGTAATACCCCAAACCCATTCTCTTCCAATAATCGGAGCCTTATACCCTTTTGGTTCGCAATATCCCCATTGTTCTGTTTTTGGATTCACAATATACCAAGGTAAATTTGATCTTTCACAGCTAACTAAATCTGCTTGACTAGGTGTTGGAGGTGTAATTGGATGACTATGAACAATAGCTGTTATTTCTCCTATGTTGTCTGCTTTTACATAATCTTCTGGATCGAGAATAAAACATTGATGGTTTGTCATAGATAAATTACGACAAGGATGATACCTTTCCTTACCTTTTATATTTAACAATAAACCACAAGATTCTTTAGGATCTTCAACCTTTGCATGACTAAGAGCAGCTTCTTTCCACTCATTCATGGCATAAACGTACCAATAGAGGGGAATAATTCTTTAGTGCATACTCTCAAAGGTATTCGTATGTTTGCTAGATCAAAAGCAGCAGCTAATTCAAATTGAACAACGGCTCTGTTTTCTGCTGATTTTCTATCAATTTTGTATATTTCTTTTGCATATTCTGCTGTAGGGTCTGGAGTTCCATACGGATTTGTATTGCCTGTAAAATTAACGGCATCTAAAAATCTTGCTAATGTTCTAACTCTTGTTACTACAGCACCAGTTAAGTCATTTCCAGGAGTTACAACATTTACATTCAATAAAATAGCTGTAATTAGATTTGTGACATTACTTATCGTTAACGTAGGTCTGGGTAATTGACCATTTGCATATTTAAATCCATCAGCTTCTAAAGGTACAGCAATATAAGTATTTCCGTTCCAGACTATATTTCCATTAGAATTAGCGTTTCCATAAGCTATTGGGTTACTACCATCGTGAAATCTGTATGTAGTAGCTGATCCATGTAATGCTGCATCTGTTGTCAGTTCAAACATTTCAATAACTGAACCAGGATTTATTGATTGAGTTTCAGATACAGGTTTTGCCATTATGGTTCAAATACTTGTATAAAAGTTACATTTATTCTATTTCTATTGAAATCAAATATTTCTTTGGTAAATCCAGGACAGATCCATTTATAGGTTGTTGTTTCATCAGGAGGTGACCAATCGAAAGATGCACCATCAACTTTTCTTGCTTCTAAAAAACTTTCTATTATGGCTGCATCTGTATTGTCTTCGTTAAAAACTAATCTCCATTGTTTTGCATTTTGATTTAAACCAAAAGTAAATCTTTGCTGATAACCATCACCAAACTGAACTGTTTTTGTATTAGTAAGATCAGTTTTATTAGCAGAAAAAACAGGGTTATAACTAGGGAAAGTAGCCATTATCTTAATAAACCTCCAGGTCTTCTTTGTTTAATTAATTCTGATTGTATCGCTGCTGAAATAACTCTGCCAAGCTCTTTTCCTTGCT